TTAGCACAGACCGTTTCAATGTTCCAGGGCATAACAGTGCCACGGAGATGGGGAGGGACCAACGACATTATGAACTCTCGAACCCATCGCTGGACGTACTGAGGGGGTTGCTTAGTGTTGTTAATCTTCGTGAGGCGTTCCTCAACGCACTGCGTGTCATTATTGAACGACTTACCAGGGGCTACGGCGCCGTCTGCGATTGGCGGGCAGGCAGCGCTAGCGGTGGGAGCCGCATCCTCGTAGACGAGGGGCCCTGGAGCCTGGTAGTTGAGGGGGTCAACTTCTACAGGCATCATGCGGGATTGGTTCAGCATCTTCCTCACGAGCTCAACGTTATGAAACAAGAACGGAGCGTTAACAACGGCACGCTTGTCGGCAGTATGATTCAAGACGCGCTCAAAGTCCGCGAGTGACGGCATTTTCGCCTGGTCATAACGGACGAGCATACCACGAAGAGTGCTTTCTGCAACGGTAACACAATGGGTGCTGCCGGAGTAAGCCATGTGGTAGTAAGCGTCTGCGCCACGGTATGATCGCGTCCATTGAAATTCACCGTGGTACTGCTTGCGCTCAAACGCTGGACCATCAAGCCATTTTCCGGGTACAACGGCGATGGGCGTGAGCAGCACGAGTATGTGCCGGTCATCAGTGGGCCGCGTGTCAACGGACCACACTGAGCTCCCAAACCAGTGATGATATACTACGTGGTCTGTGAAATAGTTCCAAACCTGGTGTGTGTACCGAGCACCACCCGAGTAGGTGACGGTTAAGACATTACCAGACGAGGTGTAATATCCGTCTGGAATCTTCCCGGCAGGTTTGACAGCATGGAACGTATAGAGACAGACCGGACGTAGTGGCTCAAACAGCTGCCTTGGTTCTACATAATAATCCACGTCCACTAATTTGATGACGTCCCGAAAATGAAGAGGGTCGTCAATGATGGGCAGGCTATAGTCCTTGGCAACGTAACGGTAACGCTGCCCATGCAGTTTGTCATCGATGTCCCTGTTAGACATCGAAATGGAATATACTGTATAGCCATGCCTCTGGATGAAATCATTGATCCACATGGAGCAGCGGCTACGATCAGCCGCAGCGGACGGGTGGCTGTGAGCACTAGGGCCAATCTTAAACTGGGGGAGATCATCTCGACGGAACGCGTCCCGGAGATGCTTCCAACTGCTGTAGTTGGGTCGCGGCAACAACTCTACAAACAAGCGGAGCAAAAAGCTCAACCCGGTGGCACACAAAGATACCCCAAGTGAGACCTCGAGCGTAAGCTCGGAAAGCAGTGAAGCTACAAGAGCGATTACTCCAATGCTACCACAAAGAATGCACACCGCAATGGCGGTCTTCCCCGCGTGGCGGGGGGCGTCCATTGTCGCAGGCGCGCG